CAGACAGACTCGGAGACGTACTGAAGGTCAGGGTTTTGTTCCCGCTGATCGTTGTTACCGTTACCGCCGTTCCTCCGGGGGTATAGGTGGCATTCAAAGCAGTGGGAGTTTCTACTCTTACAGGAGTATGAATATCAATCCCTGTAGATACTGCGTCATCTACATACTGCTTTGTAGCCAACTGTAGGGCACTGGAAGGAGGCTGAGTAACCGCTACCGAGGTCAGTCCACCCAAGGTTAGAGAACTGGAACCCAGAGAGATGGATGTTGTTCCAATCGTTACCGCACTGTTCTGAAGAGATGCGTTCGGGATGTTGGATAACGACAGAGCATTGATGCTTCCTAAAGCTACAGAAGCCGATCCCGAGATACCACCAGAATAAGTAAACGAGATGGAAGAGTTCGTCAGCGAACCATTCCCGATGTTCGACAACGTATTCGTCGAGCCACTAATTGACTTGTTAGTCAGTGTCTGCGATCCAGTAAGCGTGGCTACAGTCGAATCTATCGCTATCGTGACAGCACTGGAACCGTTGTAACTAGTACCCGATAGTCCAGTTCCAATCGTTAACGCATTTGGGTTTACTGCCGTTACTGTTACTAACCCACCAAGGCTTACAGACGATCCGTTGATCGTAATCGAACTATTGGTAAGACTTGCGTTAGCAATGTTTGACAGCGTGTTTGATGACCCGCTGATCGTCTTGTTCGTAAGAATCTGAGAACCTGTCAGCGTCACAACCGTTGAATCAATAGATATTGTTCCGGTTGAGGTAATCGGCCCACCAGTAAGGCCCGTGCCCGTGTTAATCAGGGTTACAGCACCCGCAGGGAGATTCACCCAAGAACCGTTTTCATACACTTCAAAAGCATTGGTGTCAGTGTTATACCTCAACCAACCGTCTTGTCCTGCCGGTCTTTCTGCTGTCGTCCCTTGAGGAATCCTGATCCCAGCATTTCCGGGGATTACAGGATTGTCAGCAATACTAAAAACAGGATCAGCTTGAGCAGTGCCGTTCGTAACCGTAATCTGATTAGATGTGCCGTAAAGAGTCCTTGCATTGACAGAACCCCCTCCAATCGACAACATCCCCGTAGAAGCTAGATTAGCAAGGCTTAAAACAGTGCCCGTCAGCTCTAAGAGAGGATTCCCAGCGACACCGTTTCCGTTCGTTATGTTTAGCCCAGAACCTACCGTAATCGTTCTAGCAGCTACGGTGTTGGAGTTGGTCTTGGCAATAATGCCCGTCAGAGCGACTTCTAGGCTTCCAGAGGCTCCGTTTAGGGTCAGTCGGTAATACGACTGCGCCCCGTTGTCCTGAAGCCCCAGACCCGTTCCTGTTGATAGATACCTGCTCTGAGGAAGGGTAGGCTCCTGAACGATAGTCAGGAAGGTCTGCTGAAGATTCGGGGCGTTAGCTATCGCTCCCGTGGTGGTTTGCCGAGTCTGCCCACCTTGGACAATTGCTACCGATTCCGTCCCGTTTAGTGGCGTAGCCTGCGGGAGTTGTGTAATCGTGACATTCGGCATTTTATGGCTGCGTGTTCAAACCATCGACGTTACCATCATCCTCGGGAGTTTGAGAGCTTTCTTGGGTGGAGATGACGTATCCACCGTACCCCGTGGTGATTATGTTGTTCGGGTCTACCGCTACGCTGACATCCGGCCTTGGAAAACGAATCGTAATCCTCTCAGTCTTCCTTGCAGGCAATCTATAAGGATCAAACTGATCTGCACACCCCTGATCACATACCTGCAAACCCGGAAAGTTCGGGTCTGGCCTCATCACAGCGTGGGGTCTCTTGGCCTTGCAACGATCACAAATTGCGATTGCAATATCAGAGTACCCAAGGGTGTCAAGAAACTTAGGCATGGTCAGCGCGTATACGGCGAAATATTCGGCGCGAGCATCACAGGCGACTTGTCGCGCTCTTCATTCTCCGCAAGAGTCAGATACTTCTCTGCTTGGCCTTCAAGATACTGCGCCCTAGCAAGATCTACTCCCGGTAGTTCTAGAGCCATCTGGTGAGCTAACATATTCTGAATTGCCAGATACCACCTCTGAGGGATTTCTAGCTCTCCTGACAAGGCTCCAACGTCCATGATCTGTCTGGAATACCAAACAGTCATCTGAATAAATGGGTCAGAAGGAACCGGCCACAAGGTGATCTCTGCCTGTGGGATCGTCCTGTTGAACCAATACTGATACGGCTGGTTTGCAGTGAAGTTCTTGTTCGGCAAACTGGTGTAATCGTCCCGATTCAACCTAGCCATCGGGATTTCAGTTGAGTTGTTACCGAAAAACAGCTCCCTGACACTGATCGTACCCCCTCCGGTCATCCTCATACGGTAATACTGCACCGTTTGACCGGGTTCAATGTCGTGCCAGATCCATTCGTTGTTTACCCAAACCTCTGCACCGGGGTCATACAACGTACTCCAAGTAATTCCATCAGCGGAATACTCGTAAATGACCGAAAACGTGCCCGAAACACCCGGCAAAACACCAATAGAACCTAAATAAACAGGGTTGTCAGTCCCGTAATCTACTGCAATGTTGCCGTTTGGCGCAGTTTGAGTGCAAAGTGTGTCGATGTTACCGTCAAAAGCGTTCTCTACGACCCCTCCAGCACTACTGGTGTACCCCCCAGTGTCGTTAGGAGTCGGTCTGTTCATCTGCCGGTACATTACATTCAGTACGTCGTTACCTCCAACTGGAAGTTTGTAGACATACTGATCGGCTTTCAGACCGTAAACCTTCTTCTCAATGGCCCAATACTGGATGCCAATGTTGATCAGGTTCGACAAAAGAAAAAACAGACTCTCTTTTGCACTGAGAATCTGTTCTGAGGTCAACTCTTCAGCCAACTTACCACAGCGCCTAGCGCCATGATCTATTAGCTTCTGAGTGCTAATGACGGTTGTGCCGACTGTTCCTGAGTAGGACATAGATCACCAATTCGGGCAGTTCCACCGTTTCATAGAAGCCCTTGCTCTTGAACCCTTTTCACTGGCACGAGCAATAGGACCCATTCTGGCACAAAACGAGTCTCTTCGCTTCCCACCTTCAGGCTGTGGAGGCTTCAGATTCGACCCGGTTTCTCGGTTGTACTTCTCGCGCCCCTTAGCCGTCAAACCTGCACCTTGCGAAGCCGGGAGCTTCTCTCCCCTGCCAATCGCCAAACTTGGACCGCCATCTTTCATGCGATCAGGCAATTTGCCATAGCCCTTCTTGCCTACGTTTGACTCGGTGAACTCTTTGGCTACAGAGGGCTTGATTCCAACCTTCTTGGCAAAGGCAGGATTGTTCTCCGCTGCCTTCATCAACCGAAACTGAGCTTTCGTCTTGGCTGGCATTTAGGTCGCCTTCAAAAGCAACACTGCAAAGTTTCCGTCTGATACCACGATGTTCGTCGGGGAAGTCTCGCAAGCAACCTGAACACTCAACACATCATTTGCCGCTGCACTGACAAACGAACTTACTGCAACAAATATGTCGTCAGTTGAATGAGTGCTGGACTTTACAACCGTGTTCGCATACGCCGACGCTGTGGTCTCGTTATAGCACCGGAAAGCAAACGTCTTGTTGTTCGCATCCGAGAATGTAATAAAAAACTGGATGAGGTACTCACCAGCAATGTCGATCCTTACCGAATCACTGGCGGCTTGTGGGGTGACATTGTTTGCCAACCCATCCGTTGAAAACGCCGTCAGTTTGTAATATGTATTTGCAACAGCCAAGTTCTGACTGGCCGCACCCCCGGCAATGTAGATCTCTCCATACGTTGCCGCTGTTACCTGAAGTACCGTAGCCTGAACATTTCCCGTGTTTTGAACTAGAGGAATGACTTCTGCCCCCGTAAGAGGGGTAGTTGCTAACGTCATATCCGTAATCTTGGTATTAGCCATTACGCAATCTCCAGAAGGATCCCACCAGTGGATTCCATAAGGACATAACCACTTTCATCTTCTAGTTCAATAAACTCATCCGTCGGGGTAACACCACCTAATACTATGGTCGTACTACCACCTACATCTAATCCCCATCCGTCGCTTACGTTTGCAACCACCCCCCTAGACGTTCCCGGATAGGTGTTGGCAAAGTTTGCTACGCCTGAAAAGCCGACGCTCATGCAATACCCGCTTGGATGAGTTTTAGTGTGGCAGTGCCATCCCCAGAGTTAACCGTCAATCGAATGCCAGTCACCGGGAAAGCATAGTTCCCATCGAAATTGGTGATTTTTGATTC